TCCAGACGCGCAAACAGTTTCACTCAGCTTTACTTGCGTAACCACACCAACACTATAAAGAAAAGAAATCGGGAGTATGAAACTACAAATCCATATAGAAACGAACGACGGTAAGACAGTAACCACTACAGCGCAACCGCCAGAGTTCGCTAAGTGGGAGCAAAAGACAGGTTATACAATTCAACAAGCTCAGGAAAAAATCGGAATTTCCGATCTAATGTTCCTAGCGTGGAACGCTTTAAGACGTGAGGCAGCGGGTAAGCCCGTTAAACCTTACGAAATTTGGTGCGAAACGGTGGTCGATATTACGGTCGGAGAAACCGAAGTCCCAAAAGTTACAGCCGAGGAAGCCTAAATTACTTAATTATCGAACTGTCAATCGCGACAGGAATTCCGATGAGTGAGTGGGTTGACGCGGCGGATATATTGACAGCGCTCGAGATATTGGAGAAGCGAAATGGCGGAAAGTAAGGAAGTCGTTCAATACGACAAAGCCGAACTTCGCGCTATTACTGGAGCCTTTAAAGCGATGGACGACGAAGCCGTTAGCCAAGCTAAAGAACAATCAAGTGCGCTTGCTACTTATTTACAGGGAAAAATAATTACCGCAGCTGGACAATTATTTAACTACAAAGTCGCGACGAGAATCGCTGAGGGTTCTAAAGTGAGTAAGTCGTCTAAAATTGGCGAGTTATCTTTGGGATTTGCTTCTCAAAAATTTAGTGGCGGAGCAACGACTCGCGATCTATGGGGCGGCTCAGAATTTGGATCAAATAAATATAAGCAATTTCCCGTATGGTCTGGACAATTTGGTCGAGGTTCAAGGGGCTATTTTGTTTATCCGACGCTTCGAGCTGAGCAAAGCTATCTAATCGCTGAGTGGGAAAAGGCTTTCACTTCAATAGTTAAGAGGTTCGACTAATGGCTGACGGATCAAGAACGCTCAAGCTCTCGATATTAGCTGACGTCGATAATCTTAAAAAAGGTTTAACGGACGCGGGAACCGATACAGAAACTTTTGGCGGTAAGTTAAGCGGTTTCGGTAAAGCTGCCGGAGCTGCGTTCGCCGTAGCTGGCGCGGCGGCGCTTGCCTATGCTGGCACGTTGCTAGTCGATGGCGTTAAAGCTGCGGTCGAGGACGAAGCCGCTCAGGTCAAACTTGCGACAGCAATTCAAAACGTTACGACCGCTACGGACGCGACTATTGCGTCGGTCGAGTCATACATAACACAGACAGCGCTTGCGGTCGGCGTTTCAGACGACGAACTTCGTCCATCTTTTGCGCGTTTAGTTAAGAGTACGGGCGACGTCGAAGCTGCCATGAAGTTACAAGGCGTTGCGCTCGACGCTTCCGTAGGATCTGGAAAGTCGCTGGAAACTACGTCGAACTTAATTGCTAAGGCTTTCGACGGTAACACCGCCGCACTAGCTAAATTAGACATCGGTTTAACAGCTGCCGAACTTAAAACTATGAGCTTTGATGAAGCAATCGCCGCGGTTACAGCAACTTATGAAGGATCCGCTAACGCTGCGGCTGATACTTTTGCGGGAAAGATTGATCGTTTAAAAATCGCATTTGACGAGGGTAAAGAAACAGTCGGAGCGTTCGTACTCGACGCAATTACTCCACTCGTCACGATATTCGTCGATAAAGTAATTCCAACGCTAAGCACACTAGCGACAGATATCGGCGAGGATTTACAGCCAGTATTCGAAACTTTAGGAACATTTTTTAAAGATACGTTTATCCCGGGTTTAACAGCGCTATACGATTATGTTAACAAATACATAGTCCCAATATTCAAAGCCACTTTAACGCCAATAATTCAAGGCGTTAAAAATATATTTACCGCAATCGGCACAGCCGTATCCGATAACACAGGATTCTTTAAGCTGTTAGGTGCTGGATTAACCGCGTTTTTAGTTATTGCTAAACCGTTTGCCACGTTCATAGGTACGACTTTTAAAGTCGCATTTTCAGGCGTAGCGCTAATTATCAGCGGTGTTAGCAAAGCAATTCAGGGCGTCGTTGCTGGCATTAACGCGGCGATCAAAGTCGTTAACTTACTTATCAAGGGCTATAACATCGTTAACAATTTAAAGCCCGGATCTAAAGATTTACAAGAGATCCCAATGCTCGCAACTGGCGGTTTGGCTAACGCAAATCAGCCTTACATCGTCGGCGAACGAGGGGCGGAACTATTCGTCCCGTCAAGTAATGGACGCGTTATTCCAAATAACAAGCTAGGCGGTGGCGGCGGAAATATTTACATCAACGTAAGCGGCGCAATCGATCAAGAAGGCACAGCCCGCCGAATCGTTGACGTTTTAAATAATAGTTTTTACCGCGGCACTAATGGCGCTAATGCGCTGGCGTTCTAATGACAGTATTTAACCCAGTCTGGCGCGTAAAGATTCAGGGCGTCGAATACACGACTTACACGCTGGCAAATCTAACTATTACCAGCGGTCGAACAAATATCTATCAGCAAGCGCAAGCGGGCTATTGTAATTTAGAGTTATTAAACCTAACTCAGGCGATCGTTAACATACATATAAACGACTCAGTAACGATCGAGCTACAAGATTCGACCGCGACTTACGTTCCGATATTTGGTGGAACAGTCGTCGATTTTGGTGTTGAAATTGTTACAGCTGGCAGCGTCGGAATTAACCAAGTCCTAAAGATAACCGCACTCGGAGCGCTTAGCCGCTTACCTAAAGCGCTTACAGACGGAACGTTAGTTCAAGATTTCGACGGCGATCAGATTTACCATATTCTCCAAGATTTACTATTAAATAACTGGGGCGAAGTTCCAGCAGCTTTACAATGGGCTAACTACGATCCAACCGAAACGTGGGCTAATGCTCAGAACGTCGGCTTAGGTGAGATAGATCAGCCCGGTAATTACGAGTTAGCAGCTCGATCATCTGATCGCGTGGATATTTATTCGCTTGTCGCCGCTCTTGCGACGTCTGGATTGGGCTACATATACGAGGATTCTCAGGGTCGAATTAGCTACGCCGACTCGACACATCGATCCGTTTACCTAGCAACTTACGGCTACACCGAGCTAACAGCTAATCACGCGCTATTTAACGGGCTAAAAATTGAAACCCGAGCTGGCGACGTGCGAAACGACATTACGCTTAAATATGGCACAAATTCCAATCAAGAAGTAAGCGCTGAGGACATTAACTCGATCGACCTTTACGGACGTTTAGCGCAAGCCATATCGACGACAGTTAAACATCAAGCCGACGCGCAAGATCAAGCCGATTTCTACTTAACGCTAAGAGCTGCACCGCAAGCTAATTTTACGTCAATTACTTATCAGCTTACTAATCCAGAGCTAGACGACGTGGATCGAGATTCACTAATAAATGCGTTTATGGGCTTACCTTTAAGAATAAGCGATTTACCGGCTAACATGGTTGCCGGAACGTTTCAGGGATTCGTCGAAGGCTGGTCGTTTAAGGCTGCCTATAACGAAATATCTATAACGCTTAATCTTTCGCCACTAAGTTATTCGCTGCAAGCTATGTCGTGGGAGCAAGTGCCAATAGCCGAAGCGTGGAATACTATATCTGGGTCTTTAACGTGGGAAACCGCGTTAGTCGTAGCATAAGGAGAAAACATGACTAATCCAACGAGTAACTTCGGCTGGCAAATGCCAACGAGCACCGATCTAGTTACCGATTTACCAGCTGATTTCGAGGTATTCGGTCAGGCGGTCGATACATCTATGGCTGATCTCAAAGGCGGCACGACTGGTCAAATCCTGTCAAAGGCTACAAATGCCGACATGGATTTCACATGGATAGCCAACGATCAAGGCGACATAACAGCGGTTAACGTAACCGCACCGATTACCGGTGGCGGCACTTCGGGCGCTGTAACTATTGGCGTTAGTGCGGCTTCGACAGCTGCGGCGGGCGTCGTACAGCTAAGCGATTCGACTTCAACAACATCAAGCGTTTTAGCTTCAACTCCAACAGCTACCAAATCAGCTTACGATTTGGCTAATACAGCAAATACGGCTGCGGGAACAGCTCAGACAACAGCAAACGCGGCTATCCCAAAGTCAACAGTTACAACAGCGGGCGACGTAATTTACGCAACTGGATCAAGCGCTTTAACACGTTTAGGAATTGGCACAGCTGGTCAGGTTTTAAAAGTTAACGCTGGAGCAACGGCTCCCGAGTGGGGAGCTGCCGCGGGTGGTTCAACCGTAAAGGTTTACCAAGTAAGCCCGTCGGCGACAACTACTCTTAGCACTACCACGCTTACCGATATTTCGGGCTATTCCGTTACTTTCACGCCAACTTCTGGAACAAATAACATAATTATATTTGGTCAGATTTCGGCTGATTCAACAGTCGGCGACGTTGATCGTTTAGCTATTGACGTGGACGGTACAAGTTACACGCTACAAGATCGCGAACAACCAAGCGGTTCAGCAAATTACGGAACTATGCTTTACGCCAGAATCGCAAATTTATCAGCTGCGTCACACACCGTTAAACTGAGAGGTCGCTCAAGCGGTGGGGCATTAACAACTTATTACGGAACTAGCTCGGGATATGTCGGCGTCGGAATCACAGTTATCGAGGTTTACTAATGACTACACATAAGGAAATCGTTAAGGCTCTAAAAGATTTAGGAGCAAAGGAATTCACCTTTACTGGTGATAATCTCGACGATATTGTTTGGTTCACCGATTCGGTTTTTACAAAAGCCGAAATCGAGTTAGCCATGGAGAATCCGCTTCCAGAAAAAGAGCCGACGATCGACGACAAGCTGGCTTCGGTCGGTCTATCGGTAAACGATCTTAAAGCAGCTCTCGGAATCTAAATGAAACTTACTAGCTATAACGGCTGGCAAGCGTCCAAGGATCAAGCCGAAATTGGAATTAAGTCGTACGCGATACCGGGGACGAGTTTAAAGATTCGCTGCGCCGAAGCTGTCGCACCCTTGATCGTGGGATTCTGCAAAGAGTTTAACGAACTAATCGAGCCGCTAGACGGTGGACAACTCGACGATTGGGGCTACGCATTTCGCAACGTTCGCGGGTCAACGGATCGCCTATCGAATCACGCCTCCGGAACAGCGATCGATCTAAACGCTGGTAAGCATGTTCTTGGAAAGATTGGAACGTTTCCAGCTGAGAAAGTTCCAATGATTCGCGCACTCGCTAAGAAGTACGGCTTATTCTGGGGCGGCGACTATAAGAATCGTCCCGACGAAATGCACTTTGAAATTAACGTAAGCCCAAAAAAAGTCTCAGAGCTAATCAAGGCGCTGGGGTTAGGAGAAAAGTAATGAAAGAGCTAAAGGCTATGGCTGCTAGTTATGGACGATCAGCGCTCGCAGGAGCGTTAGCCGTTTACATGACAGGAGAAACCGATCCCAAGAAATTGGCGTACGGGTTTCTCGCTGGCGTCGTTCCGCTTCTAATGCGTTACCTGAATCCTAAAGACGTTACGTTCGGCGCTAAAGCGAGTGAACGCTAACGATTGGGCTGCTATGGGCGTGGCTATGGTCACGCTCTTAGTGGCATTTACAGGGGTTATTCGACACCTAGTTAAATACTACCTAAGCGAGCTTAAGCCTAATTCTGGAACAAGCGTCAAAGATCAGGTTTCGCGCCTTGAAAAGCGGGTTGACGAAATTTATAGTTTGCTCATAAGCAATTCGACACGCCGTTAAATACGCGTAAGGCTTGTAATTGTCAGACATTTAGTTCACCCTATAACTAGGGAGCGAATAAGTCGCACCCGGAATCGGGAGCTAAAATGTTTACAGTATTGGAAATGGCGATAGCTGTATTTATCGCTGGTATTGGCTGGTTTCTAGTCGGCTGGACTATCGGTTACAAAGAGGGCGTTAAGGACGGGTTCAACCGCGGTCGAGCCGCTGGACTTCGTGCCGCTACTGAGCGATTGAGAAGCTACTAATGGCTATTCCACTAGAGGGCTACGAGTCCGTAGCTGAGCGCATAGAAAAATTCTGGGCTAAATATCCAAATGGTCGAATCGACGTAAAGATCGTATTTCAGGACGGGACTCGCTACATAGTCCAGACTGACATTTACAAAGAGTTAACCGACCAGTTACCTTTTGCGACAGATTTCGCCGAGGAAATAAGATCAAACGCTAATCGCTTTCCACTAGAAAACGGATCAACCTCAGCAATAGGTCGAGCCTTACATACTGGCGGGCTAAGCAAGTTTAGCGAAAATCAAAATCGCCCGTCGTTCGAGGAAATGAAGCGAGTCGAACGCCCAATCGCTACGCCAGTAGCAGCAGCTAGCGAAGCTTTACCTAACGGCTCTTATGACCCTTGGGACATGACTAAAGCTGTTGCCGAAATTGGCGGATTACTTACCGGGCGATCTTGTAGCCATGGCGTCATGATTAGGAAGGAAGGAGTCGGGAAAACTGGAAAGCCTTATAAGGGCTGGGTATGTCCAGACAATAACCGGACGTGTGCGATATGGGAATAAACAAAATAACCCTTACTCGCGACGAGGAAGTTCAAGCGGCAGCCGCCGCGTTTACCTGTGAGTTTCGCGGTGAGGAAAATTTCTATTTCCATGACCAAGCTATGCGCGGCAACATACATGACTCGATCAAGCGTACAGCTGAGGCGTTTGGGGCTGAGATAGCAGCTGCTAAATTCTTTGGCATTAAGGACTTTAAGATCGAATTAGACAAATTTAAA